TCCAACGCGTGATCCCCAGATGGTAGATGGTCTGGATTTAGATCCACCAAAGAATAATCGACCTTGATGGAATGTTACAGTTCTAGGATAACCTCGAGACACTGACCATACCGCTTCATATCCTGTTTCAAGTTCCCAGCTTCCTGATGCAATCGCTGTTGTATTAAAGAATGGGAATTCAGTCACAGCATTTACCACTGTGCTACTGACATATTCTACAATCTTGGCTCGACCTTGTGGATCTGCATTAATGTACTGACCCACATGTCCACTATTAAACACACCTGTGCTAGCTGTTAATGTGACTTTACCTGATACAGTCGATGGTGTTAATGTAGCTGCTGGATTTGTTGTTGTTAAAGTAAATGCATATTTAGGAATAGAATCAAATGCCACTGTGCTAATTGTCCAAGAGCTGTCTGATGCTCCACGAACAATCTTAATTGGGATTGTGTCTTCATCTGCAATAATCAAAGTATCCGCAGACTGTGTCCATACAATGTGATTTAAATGATCGCCTGTTAATCCATAACCTGTTGTATCTAAATAATCATCACCTGAAGCATTAATGTTGGTAATCAATGCACCGTCTTTAAATACATACATACGATTTGTTGTAAATGCAAGCATGTAACTGTCATTGATAGAGAATTCAAAGTGGACTAAACGTACACCGTTTTCTGGGCTACCACCTAACTCAGCAATGTATTTAAGACCAGGACGTCTTTTCACACCACCCTGAGGTTGACAAACAACGTTCTGTGCAGTTTCTAATGCATTGTTGTAAGCGTCTAAATCAATACGTGAACGAACGAGTGGATCGAGTTCTCCCGTTGTAAAGTTAGTTTGTACACTGACAAAACGTGCCATTAATACCTCACATTAATAAGTGGGAAATCTTGTATTGCGTTTGTAGGTTGTCCTTGTCCATCAATGTTCATTGCTTGTCTCATGTAACCACCACGTCCATTTTCTCCGGGTGTGCCTTCAGCAACAATCTTCCAGTATTCTGATTTATCAGTTTGATCTGTAATCGGTAAAGCTAAGTGCCATGCCATTTGATATTTGAGTAATTGTACAAAGTGATGTGGCAATGCATATTCTTCAACATCATATTGATAGTCTACATAGACTTCTTCATAATCACTGAGTAGTTTATTTCCCATGATGCGATACTCACGTCTTACAGGTGCGCCAATTTCATCTGCGTCATACACAGCGCGTGGTAATCCAATCATGTCATTGGGTAATTGATATTCGTATTTGTATTCAGTAACAGGTGTTGTTACTAATCTTGCTAATTGAACTTTCTTAAATGAGAAAGACCATGGATGACTCGCAATCGTTTTAATCTTAATATCAGAGTAGAGTCGATCACAGATGTTAGATTCATCTGTACCTTCGTTAAACGAAGAAATAGGTTTTGCTCCTAGCATCAACAATGCATCGGAACATATTGAAATTGCTGAATCTCCAGAAGCCATTTTATATCCTTTAAATGTGCAAATAGGTAGGCACCGAAGTACCTACCCAATCTGCATTAAAACACTTAGTCAGCGTCTGCAACTGATAGTGCTGTACCGTCAGATACATCAACTACGCCAGAAGCATTAGAAAGTACAGTAACTAAAGATGATGTAGGAACAGAAGCATCCCATACATGAATTAAGTCACCTACTTTTAACACAGTATGTGCGTCATTGAAGTAACCTGATGTATTGATATCAGCAAGTGCATCAGTGCCTGGTGCTGTGTAACTCCACATTTGAGGAGCATTACCAGCTTTAGCCTGACCACCTATCGGTTGTAGATTGTCTTTATTATAAGCCATGTGTCATTCTCCTTAAGCTGATTCACGACATGTGATTTGAACAATACCTTCAGCATCGATTGCTACGGCACCAGCTGAAAACATTGAATTCACAAGGAATGATGTTTTTTCTGGAACGTAGTTAATCTCTGTCTTAGGACCCATACCTTCAGCATAACCAACTGCATCTTTGTGGAATGCCCAAACAGTTCTGTCTAAAGAACCGTCAACAGCTAAACCACCTTCAGTTCTGTCACCAAGTACATGGAATGTGAAACCTAAGAATGTATTGATTTCACCAGCCACTAAAGCTTTGACTGAAGCATAGTCAGAAGATGTTAGTTTTTGTTCTGCTAAGATTGATGCTAAAGAGTTAGCATGAATCACCATGTGACGATCTTGTGGAGGAACGTTACCTTTGTCTAGCAATTTCTTAGCTGCAAGAAGTTTGTCTAAGTTAAGGTTTGTATCTGTACCACCAATGTCGTTTGACACAGTGTTTGATGTTGATGATGCTGTTAATGCATCAATAACAAGTTGGTCTTGACGACGACCGATTGCATTAGCTACAACTTGCACTAATTCTTGTCTTTCGTCAAAGTTAACTTTTTGTTGCATGAAGATGTCAGAATACTCTGCAGCATTCCAATCTTGCATTGTTGCTGTTACTTGTGAGAAATCCACATTTAACGGTGTTACGTCTGTTTGTGGAATACGTAATGTTGCTACGCCTTTACCCACTTTAGGGAATTTTGCTGTTGAACCCTCAACGCCTTTTCTTTGTCTTACGGCACCAACCAATTGTGCTTTTGCTTGGTAAGCCTGTTTTACTTCGGCATCAAATAGGGTAACAAAAGCATTAGATAATCCAATAGCCATTATTAGCTCCTTAGTAATTAATAAAATTGTGTATTAATCGTTTTAGTATGCCAGTGAAACTGGGCTGAAACTTGCTATTTACGATAGCCAGTCGACAAGGTTACTTGCGTTAAGGGTTGCATACAGAATAGATGCAATAAGCCTTATCCCCGATTGTATCCGAGAATAAGGCTTTTTGTCAAGTGATTAACCGAAATTTTGTGCGAATAATTTTTCGACTTTAGTTCGGAAAGATGGATCAGTTTTGTATTTAGGATCAGCCACCATTTGATATAACTCATCTTTGGATGGCGCACCTTCTACTGGAGTAGTTTCAGTCGGTAATCGACCTTCGTATGACGCTCTAAGTTTTTCTAATGCAGAGATACCTTTTGCAGTACCACCCATCACTTTAAACTCTTCAAAGTCATCTTTACCCCATACACCTTTTTGAACAAGATTAGCACCCCATTTAACAATACCTTGAATACGTGCATCAGCATTGGGACCTAAAGCTTTCTTTTCTTGCTCAATGTTCATCTTATATGTTTCAGCATTATTCACATTCATTTCGACAACTTGACCCACTAAGTCGTCTAATGCAGCTTGACTAATGCCATATTCCTTTGCCCATGACATTACATGACCACGTACTGGATCATCATCAGGAATATTTCCAAAGGCAGAGGTATCATAATTACCATCTTCTGGTGCTTTATGTTTACCTTGTGATATTTTCTTACGTAAATCAGACCATGACTTTGCCATGCCTTCTAAATCAGGTTCAGAATTTTCATCATTCCAAAAGTTTTTAGGAAACCAATCTGGTCTTTCTAAGGGTTCATCATCATCCTCATCTTCATTTAAACCAAACTCTTCTTTGGCTTTAACTTCATTAGGATCACGATGATCTATTTCTACTTTTTGTGGATTTTCGTCAGCATTGGCTTCTTCGATTTCGGGAGTAGCTCCATCGAGTAAGCCAGTGCTTTCTTGTTCCACACTAGGCTCGAGTGCTTCTTCGCTCATTACATTTTCCTTGCTCTAATTAACCTTGCTTCTAAATCCTTAACTATTGAATTTTGTCCTTCACGGTAAAATGCGTAGCTAGGGTCGCTTCCTGGCAAGGCAACAGGTTGCTCAACAACTGCTTGACGCAGCCATTTCATTAACTTGTCACCGTCCTCACTCCCTAGGACTCGTAGACAGAGACGATCTAAATCCTCTCTTTTTTGATTAACATCTCGTACATCAAGCGGCAATGCTTGTTCTAAATCTTCCCATCCAGCCATGTTTATCCTTATTGTTGTGGAGCCATTTGCTGTTGTTCAGCTGCCATTTGTTGTGCAGCTTGTGCCATCTGTTGTTTCATCATCATACGCTCTTGTGGCGTAGGTCTGATTGATTGTGGCACACCTAATTTCTCAGCAATGTAGTCCATCATTTCTTCTACTTTAATGGTTGTTTGTCCAGCGGGTCCAGCTTGTTGTGCAATCTGCGCATACTGTAAAATGTTTTGTACATCTTCCATATTCTGCGCCATTGCTAGTGGAGCAACAGGACTAATCTTCACTTCTAAACCATTTACTTTTAATGGTAATGTAATAATACCACGTTCATTCATCACTTGCAGTATTTTAGATACTAATGGAATCATGGTTTCATTAATGAGTCGACCAAATGCAGAACCTAAGTTCTGTGATAACTCTTTCATACGTTCTACAACCTCTGTTGCTGATCGTGCTGACATGTTATCAGGTGGTAATGATTCATCAAGTAAAATACGTTTGATGTTTTGACGTAAGTCATTCATTACAATTTGTGATACGTTAAAGTCACCGGCACGTGGTAATGGTCTGAGTGATTCACCTTGTGGACCACCGTTACGTGCGACAGGAATAATAGCACCTGGCATAATCTTGACTGTATTTGGATTTAATACCCCATCATCAGCTGCTGTGTAAACACCAGAAATTGACAGTGATGCGTTCTTTAACACTAACTCTAATGTTTTGTTTAAAGTTTTTACATCAGGCAATGCAGTAATCAATGGACCACGACCATAAATCTCACCAGCCACTTTAGCATAGCGTGATACAATCCAAGGACTATACTCCATGCGTCGATACACTAACTCTGTTTTAGATTCTTTGTGAATGACATGATAGCAATAGTCACCACGCTTCTGATCAAATACAGTTGCTTCCACCAACTCCACATCATCTGTCGGTTTATCATCAATCTTCTTTTGTAATTCAGTTGGAATGTCTGCATCAATCCATTGACGCTGGATTGCTTCGCCTTTCATACGAATACGTCGATACACATTATCTACTTGACCATTAGCACCTTCTTCAATAGAGACGAGGTATTGTGGTACAGGAATAAAGTTAATAGGATTAACTTCATCACCGGGTTGTACCATCATGACTGCTGTACCTACAGATAAATCAAGTAAGAACTCACCAATTGCAATATCAAAGTTTGATTGCTTGAGTGTAGAAAATAATCTGTCATTGTAAATGTCTAATGCAGCTTGTGCTTCTGCTTTACGATCTTCAGGAATATCTGGTCCTGGTTCTAATCGACACCATTTACGTTGTGGAGGGAAAATACCAGATTGCATACGGTTAGCAAATCGTTGTGTTGAGTTAATCGCTGTAGAATCAAACACACGATTCATTTTCTTCGTACCACCAACCTTACCATCATAATGACCATCATAAAGATTACGTTGTGGTAGAGCAAACTCATACGCTTCTTCGTATAAATTTCTAAAGTCTTCTTTTTTAATTAGTGCTTTCTCATGTCTTTTTAAAACATCTTCAGCACTCAGTCTCATCATGTCTACCATACTTATCCCTTTTTATGTTTATTTGCAAAGTTA